GCTGCAAAAGAAACTGTAGAACAGGCTAAAGGTTATGGTGCTGATGTACTTAAATATGTAGATAGGGGTGTACATAATTCAAGATTTGGAACTGCAGGCTATGGAAGTTATAGAACTGGTATAGGTGATATAGGGGATTTTATAAGAAATGCAAAAAACAACCCATCTAAAGCTGCTGCTGATTTTGTAGGTTCTACTGTTTTTTCAGACAAGGCCAGACAACAAGCTTGGTTTTATACCAATCCTTTTAGGATGGTATCAAAAGCAGCAGTAAAAGCCAGTGAACAGATAGGCTTAGAAAGTCCCACAGCTAAAGCAGCTGTAGCAGTTGGAATTCCTATGTTTATTCATACAATGACAGAAACATCAGGTCCCATAACTCAGGGTTTAAGACCAAAGGGATATAAAGCTGTAGCACCTGTATCTAAAGAAGAAGATCCTACTGGTGCTACACCAAGAAATATCGGAGAAGAGTTTGCACTTAGATTTGTTGGTGGCCAGAAAAGTCAACCTCTAGCTTACAAAGATTTTATAAAAGAACGTCCTGATGTAATGCCATCAACAATTAAGGACTATAGACGTTATATGAATAGAAAACCTGAAGCAGGTAAGAGAATAGATATAGATCCAGAAAAACAAACATTCACTGCTTTTGGTGGACTGGTGAAAGGAACAGCTCGTGGATTAAATGATCCAGAAATCAGAGTCAAAGGTATTCCCGTAAGTGCTAGTTCAGTATTAGGAGCTGCAGCTGGGTATGGAACTATACTTGCAGGGAAAAGATTTTTAGATCCTAAAGGTCTTGGTATAGAACTAGAGAAACCTATATATGCTTCTGATATAACACCAAATACAACAGGAGGTGTTGGTATGAAAACTCATGCAGAGGTTAAAGAAGAAAGATTTAGAAAAGGTTATGACAGAGAAACTGGAAAATCTACATACTATCCACAACCACAAGGTCCTTTACAGAATATGCCTGCAAATAGAAAAGAACGAGGAGTTGAAAAAATAGTAGGATACACAGTTGATATGGGCACTGCAGGAAGACGTAATGAAGATGGAACACCTAGATACTATGGGCCTAGAGCTGGTGAAGAATCATCTCCTCGTGTACCGAATGTAAAAACACAGGAACGATTAGATTATCTAAGAGATGAATTAAAAAACATTAATACTGAAATGACAGCAGGAACAGTAGATTTTCAGGATCAATTAAAAATTCCTGGTCTTAATGATAGTAGAAGTGCTTATCAAAGACTTAGTGATACAAAGTCTGCACTTGAAGCAGAGATAAAAGAAACAGTCAATAAAGCTAGAAATTATGGTAAACCATTACTTGATAAAGATGGTAATCCAATCCCTGGAACTGCAAAGCTAAACATAGCAGGTCAGAAGTTTCAAGAGTTCTTTGCAGAAAGACCTGGACTAAAAGAACCAGCTATCATAGCCGGTGGTCTATTAGCTGCTGCAGGTACAGCTGCTGTAGCTAAAAAGTTATTCAAGAAAGCTGAACAAGAAAGAATTAAAAAAGAAGACCCCTTACAATATAAGAAGTACAAACGAGGCGACTACACAAAAGAATAATGTTACCAGGAGCAATTTTTTCAGGCATAGATGGATCTAGACAATATGAAACAGGGGAACCTGGTGCTAGATCAGATAGAAATCAGCAAAGGTATGCAAGGTTTAGTGAAGGATTACGAAGAGCTGCAGCTTATAAAGAAAAGAAAGCAGCAGAGAATGAAGCAGATAAAGAAGATGATGATGAGAAGAAAACTGATACTGTTGGTCCAAAGGGATTCAAAATAGGTACTGATTCAACAGTTGTTACTGGGTATAGAGATCCTGGATTCACACTAAAAGGTCAAAAAGGAACAAGTGTTTTAGGAGCAGTGGGAGCTGGTCTTACACCTTTCTTCCCTGTAACTGGTCAAGCAATTGGAGCAGTTGGTAGTCTTACAGGACTTTAAAAGCTTACTACCGATAAAATATTAATCAAAGGAGTTAATTAGAAAAAATGCCAGCACCATTAGTACCAATAATTGCAGGAGGAGCACTAGCAAAGACAGGAGCAGTAGCAGGAGGTATACCTCTCGTAGCAAAGATATTAGCAGGTTTAGGTATAACAGCAGGAGCTGCTCTTACTGCAAATGAACTTAAGAAAGCAGGACAGAACAGAGCAATAATAGAAATGTATAATTCTGGACTATTAGGATCTCCTACAGGTGGTTTTGGATATGGTACTGGTTTTGGTCCTGGTATGTTCGGACCTACTAGTGGATATCAAAATATACTTAACTTCACAGATCAGATGAGTGATAAGCAAAGAAATCAAATGATAAAGAACCTTAATGCAATAGAACCATTTACAGATAGAGCAAAGAAAAGAGACTTTGAACGTAACATGGCAGCTGCTAGATTCCGTACTCAACTTGGAACACAGCAGGGCTTAACACTACAAGGACAAAGAGGTGCTCAGGCATTAGCACAGGATGCACAAAGAGCAGCAGGCACAGCTTTAGTTTCCAACTATCAATTCCAGTAAATGAATGAAGAAGAAGTAAAGAAGAATAGAACGATGGAGTTCTTAAAAGAGTTTAGGAACCGTTTGGGACTCTTTGGAACTAAAGAAGGTCGTGAGAAAAAATATGAGGAATCTAAAAAGGACTTCTTGGGATTTCCTTTACCTGAGTTTGGTGTATCAGAATATTTAGATCTACCTAATCTATTAGAAAAAAGAAACAAAATTTTAGAGGAACAAAAAGAAAAGGTTGAAGAAGAAAAGCTAAAAGATTTAGGTGATGCAACTGGAGATACAAAAACTCTTAGAACTTTGGCAACTGAAGCTTTAATAAGAGACGTTGAGAACAGATTGCAGAACAGAAGAGATTTAAACTTTATGAGACAAAGTTTACCTTTAGTTGATACATTTGCAGAGACTGCTGTACAACGTGCTTTAATGGCTGATAGATCTTCACCTACTAAGATATCTCAGCAAGTACTAAGAGCAAAAACAGGAGAAGCAGCTTTAATGCAGGCTATAGCTAATCAAGCTTCAGCTGGTGCTCAGATAGGAAGTCTTGGTACAGGCAGAAGATATGGAAGATAAAGTTTCTTGCACTAAAATTAAATTAAGATCTTAATTATTTGTTGATATGGGAGGAAGACCACCAGCACCGAGAGTTGAGTATATACCTGCTCCACCACCACCTGTAACGGTTTCTACACCAACACAGTCTCTTAAAACTCAAGTTGAGTTGACAAGAATATCTGGTGAGCAGAATAGATTAAACATGGAAACTGGTGCCGAGTTAGATCGTATTAATGAAGAGTTCTACACTGGTCAGGATCTAAGAAGATACAGAGCCAGAGGTGCTGAAGAACGTCTACTCTCTGAAACAAGAGGAGAACAGGAAAGAGCAACTATTGGTACTACAGGTGCTGAAACCAGACGTACAAGAGAAACTGAAGGTGCTCAGACAAGACTTACCAGAGAAACTGAAGGAGAACAGAGAAGAGAAACTATTGGTAAAACTGGTGAAGAAACTAGAAAGACTAACTTGCAACAGGAGCAGTTCAGACGCTATAAAGAGAATAGAGATTTCCAGCAAGCACAATCAGCGTACAAATCATAACCGACTGGTTAGATACTTTATCTGATAAAGAAAGAGAAACATATCTAGCTTTTTGTAAACAGACCAGTTCTCCAATACAGATGTATCTTTATGCTCGTTTTTTAGGGTATAAAGGTTCTATAACTGAATGTGATACCTGGTCGAAAAAAGAATTTAAAAAAAGAAACTTTAGCACGATACTTGAGATAGAAATAGATTCTATGCAAGTAGATATATCAAAGCTTAGAGAAGCTATAGATCTTGGAGTGGTAAAACAAGATATGGGAGCTGCTCGTATATCCATGCTTCAAAAAGAATTACGAGCACATATAAAACAACTTGCAGATGAAAAACATCTTACAGATAGACAAGGTTTGATATTAGCTGGTGCTGATAGATCATTAAGAGAAATACTTTTAATCTTCAGAGATGATCCTATAGAAGGTCCATTGCAGGAAGCATCAATGGGTGTATGGACAAAGATTCTTCAGGAAGAATCATAAGTCTTAACAGGTTAGTCTTAGTACATGGCTGGAACAAGTATCTATTCTGTTTATCGTAGAACTGCCCGTGCAGCTGCTAAACAACAAGTTGTAAAGAAAACATCTTCAGTTGATGTTGAAAAAGCTAGATCAGACTTTGCATATTTCTGTGATGTTGTAGGAGATAAACCTCCTGCAGAACATATGAAGTTATGGCACGAACATTTATATACACACCAAGATAGTGAATGTTTAATTAATATTGCTGGACCAAATGTAGATATACTTGCACCAAGAGGATCTGCTAAATCTACAGTATTAGGTTTATTTACAGCCTGGGCTATTGGTGTACATGCACTTAATCGTAAACCATTAAAAATCTTATATATTTCATATACTGTTGATGTTGCTAGACCAAAGAGTGCAGCGATAAAAAGAATTATTGAAGATAGTAAAATCTATAGAGAAATATTTCCTATGGTAAAAATTGCCAAAGGGATAAACTCCAATGAGTATTGGAGTATTGATTGGAAGTTTGCAGGTATAAGATCAACTGGTGAAGAAGAATTTAGTTTATGTTGTGCAGGATTAAAAGGTGCTGTTACATCAAAGCGTTCTCATTTATGTATCATTGATGATGCTATAAAATCAGCTGATGATATTAAGAACAGAGATATTCGTGTAGCTATGGAAGATAACTGGAACTCAGTTATTGTTCCAACTATGTTTGAAGGTGGTAGAGCTATATGTCTTGGTACAAGATTCAGACATGATGATATACATCAAACTACTTTTATTCCTGACAATGATTGGATACAGATAATTCAATCAGCAGTAACTGTTGATGAACATGGTGATGAAAAATCATACTGGCCAGAAATGTGGTCACTTGATTATCTTAATGATCGTAGAAGACAATCACCAATAAGTTTTAGTTTTCAGTATCAAAATCAGGTTGTTAGAACAAGTGATATGTCTGTCTCACCTGATCTAATAATCAAAGGTCAGATACCAACACAGTTTGATTGTCTAGGTGTTGGTGTTGATTTATCAGCTGGTGTCAGAGAAAGAAATGACTATACAGTTTTTGTAATGGGTGGAAGAGTAGGAGACAAAATTTATATTATTGACTGTAAACGATTAAGAATAATGGGTAATGTAGAAAAACTAGAAGCCATTATGGAGATGATGATGGAATGGGGAATAGTTCATAAAGATCAAGATAAATACTTCCCAACTGGTAGTAGTGTAGACATCTGGTCTGAAGCAGTAGCTTATCAGGCATCATTAGAAGCAGACTTTAAACGTATTTGTTTAGAAGAACAGGGACTTTATAATTTACTTTGGCATCCAGTAAAAGGATTTAGAGGAGATAAAGTTGCTAGATTTAGAGGAATTATGGGCTTATTTGAGCAACATAAGATATTATTTAATAAATATCGAAAATTCCAGGCACTAACTGATGAGATTGTAAATTTCGGAGTTAGTTCCCACGATGATTGTGTTGATGCACTGGTCTGGTTATGTAATGGATTAATGTCCAGAGGAAAACTAGAGTTAGAGTATTGACGAATTAGACTATTAAGAGTATCTAACATGGTAGCCCATTTTTTCTATAAAGGTATTGAACTAGAGCAAGACGCTTATGGTTCTGCTATATTCAATCTTCCTGATGAAGTATGTCACGATCTAGGTCTTCAACCTGGAGAACGCTTCGACATTGAAGCTGATGATGAGAATCTTATCTTTAAACGACAGGCAGCTGGCTATGAGATTGATGCATAATAAAATAATAAAAAGTGCCTAGATGAATCAGACTAATTCTACTTTTGATGCAATGCTCAAGGCAGCAATAAGCCGTGACTCGG